GGCAGCAAAAAGATCTACAATGTCGAGAAGACCGCTTGGAGTTGGTATTGTCAATTTTGCTTACTGGCTTGCTCGTAACGACCTTAGCTATCAGTATATAACTCAGGAAGGTCTTCAAAAGATTCATCAGTATGCGGAAGCATGGTCTTATTATCTGATCAAGGCATCTGTCGAGCTCGCTCGCGAGCGTGGGCAATGTTCTCTGTCTCAGGAAACTCATTACCATTACGGTCAGTTTCCTATCAACACTTACAAAAAAGAAGTTGACGAACTAGCACATCCGGTTTATAATATGGATTGGAACCTGCTTCGCGAAATGGTTAGCGAACACGGTATTCGTAACTCGACACTTATGGCTTTGATGCCTGCCGAAACTTCTGCGCAGGTTAGCAATTCAACCAATGGTATTGAGCCTCCGCGTTCGCTTGTTTCGGTCAAGCAATCTAAGGATGGCGTCCTGAAGCAAGTCGTTCCCGAGGTCCGAAAGCTGAAGAATAAGTATGACCTGCTCTGGGATCAAAAGTCTCCGGAAGGCTACTTGAAGATTTGCGCTGTGCTACAGAAGTTTATCGATCAGGGTATCTCTGTCAACACTTCATACAATCCAAAGTTCTATGAGGAAGAGCAGATACCTATGTCCGAACTGGTCAAACATATCGTGATGTTCTATCGTTATGGCGGAAAGCAGCTTTACTACTTTAATACTGCTGACGGCGCTGGCGAACACATCGAAACTCCAAAACCTTTGTCTGGAGTTATTGTTGAAGAGGATTGTGACGCATGCAAAATCTAATACAGCTAAATCCACCCTTGCCAATAGTAACACCTCTCGGCAAGGGGCTGGCGCATGTTTTGATTGATTATGGAATCGAGCACGATTTGATGTGGGTTTGTTTTCAGAACGAAACCGGTGAATGTTGGACTTGGTCGAACAGAGATATAAAAGCAGACAAAAACATTACAATCGGAAGAAAATAGAAATGACTTACAACGTATTCGATTCTAGCAACAAGAAGGATCACCTGAAGGCTAGAGCATTTTTTGATAATGCTCCAACCATTGCTAGATTTGATAAACAGAAGTATCCGTTCCTAGAGAAGCTGACTCGGCAGCAGATGGGATTCTTCTGGGTTCCGGAAGAAGTTGACCTGACTCGCGATACCAAGGATTTTCGCGACTTGACGAAGAACGAGCAACACATCTTCACCAGCAACTTGAAGCGACAGATTCTTCTTGATTCGGTTCAGGGTCGCGCGCCAACGGCAGCTTTCAGCCCTATTGCTTCGCTTCCAGAACTCGAGAACTGGATTATCGCCTGGACGTTCAGCGAGTCTGTTCATTCACGTTCATATACACATATCATTCGTAATGTCTATAGCGATCCGTCTAAGGTTCTTGACGACATCCTTGATATGCAGGAGATTGTTGATTGCGCCAAGGATATCAGCTTGTACTACGACGATCTGATTGATCTGAATCAACGTGCGGCATTGAATTGGCATGCTCATAACACCCCATCGCCTTATCATCACAAGCGTGCGCTCTGGATGGCTCTTACCTCGGTCAATATTCTTGAAGGCATTCGTTTTTACGTCAGCTTTGCTTGTTCCTGGGCATTCGCTGAATTGAAGAAGATGGAAGGCAATGCGAAGATCATCAAGTTGATTGCTCGTGACGAGAACCTTCACCTAGCAGGAACTCAGCAGCTGCTCAAGGTTCTTCCTCAGGATGATCCCGATTTTGCGTTAATCAAAGAAGAAACTCGTGATGATTGCGTGGCGATGTTCAAATCTGCTGCCGAGCAGGAGAAAGCTTGGGCTGAATATCTTTTCAAGAACGGTTCTATGATCGGTTTGAATAAACAGCTTCTCTGTGATTACGTCGAGTGGATTACAAATCGCCGTATGCAGGCTGTAGGTTTGCCAACGCTATATAAGACCGGATCAAATCCTCTGCCCTGGACACAAAAGTGGATCAGCGGAGGTGAGGTTCAAGTCGCACCGCAGGAGACTCAGATTACATCTTATATTGTCGGCGGCGTGAAGAAAGACGTATCAACAGAAACATTTAAAGGGATGACATTATAATGGGTTGGAGTTCAGGATCGAAGATTTTTGACGAAATTGCGGAAACCATTTTTAACATTGTAGACGATCCTGAAGATCGTAAACTACTCTATTCAATTATTCTCGGAATATTCGCGGACCATGACTGCGACACCTTAGACGAATGTGACAGCTCGGATCCGGTGTTGAAAGAAGTCTTCAAAGAAATGGGCTTGATTGAATTCGACGAAAACGACGAAGACGAAGAAGATGATTGGCCAGACGGTGGGCGTGAGATGTTTTGATATAAGTAGAGGGGTTAAAAGGATGCCTCTCTATGTCATGGATTTTCGAATCGCAGCCTGTAGATGAAACTGTTCTAGATGATTACGTCGGTTTCGTTTACTGCATTACTAACTTGATTGATAATAAGAAATACATCGGTAAGAAGCTTCTGAAGTTCAGAAGGAGTAAGATCGTCAAGGGTAAAAAGAAAAAAATCCTTGTCGAGTCAGACTGGAAGAAGTATTGGGGTTCTAACAAAACTCTCATAGCCGATGTTGAAGCTCTAGGCGAAGACAAGTTCTCCCGAGAGATTCTAATGTTTTGTAAGAGTAAAGGTGAATGTAATTACTGGGAAGCAAAATTCCAGTTTCAATGCTCAGTTCTCGAAACTGATAAGTATTATAACGATTTTATCATGTGCAAGATTCACAGATCACATGTAAAAAAGCTTGACTTCTCCCAGGAATCTAGTATAATAAGGTTACTGGGATAGCAGCAAAATAATAGAAAGAAGTAGTGTCATGAATATGAACATGAACGAAGTAATAGCCTATATCGAAACCTGCTCGCCAACATCGAAGATCTACATCGGATCAGATTCCGAAAGATTCAAGCTCAAGGGAAAGTGGTATGCTGATTATGCTACGGTCGTAGTTGTTCATATCGATGGCAAACACGGTTGTAGGATCTTTGGCGAAGTAACCAGAGAGCTAGATTACGATCGTAAGGTAAGTCGACCAGCACTTAGGTTGATGAACGAAGCATACAAGGTTCAGGAACTGTACTACAAACTCCAGGAAGCTATTGGAGACAGATTCTGCGAGCTTCACCTTGATATCAACCCCGATGAACGTTACGGCTCTTCATGCGTCGTTACTCAAGCAATCGGTTACATCATAGGTACTTGTAACATCGAGCCGAAGGTTAAGCCTTTTGCTTTTGCAGCTAGTATTGCTGCGGATCGTTACAAGGGTCTGGCGGCAGCATAAATACCAAATGCTTTCGCGACCGCATACTGCGGGAATGGGTTTAACCCGTTAATCAAAATTAGGAGATCAAACTTTGCTAAAGCGCACACTAGTCGCGCTTTTGAGTTTGAGCGTTTTACTATGCTGCATCTCTGGCGCAGCACAAAATAACAATATTGCACGTGAAAACATTTTGACGGAGGAACGTGTTGTCAGCCCACAAGCTGATACGATTGAAGCAACCCCTATGGTTGCAACAGTTGAAACTAATAACGCTCATATTCAAGAGGTAAGCGACAACAACGCTGCCGCCAAGGAACGACGCATCGTACGAAGGTACAACGCAAAAGCATCTTGGTATAGACATGGTAGAGTAACTGCCAATGGTGAACAATACAACCCTCTGGGTTTAACTGTCGCCCACCGCTCTCTACCATTCGGCACAATTGTAAGATTCACTAATCCCGATAATGGGCAGAGTGTAACAGTTAGAGTGAATGACAGAGGACCATATATAAGAGGTAGAGAGTTTGATCTTTCTCTTGGTTCTGCTAGAGCTCTCGGGTTCGAGCGTACCGGAATAATGGTTCTGCGAGTTGAGATAATGTAAACAGCGAGGATCGATATGACGAAAGACGAAAAGAAGACTCTAGAGGATCATAATTACTATTTGTTCCATCAAGATTTCACTAACGAAACTACTTCTAACGCGATCAAGTTCATCATCGAACGTAACTTGATGAAGACTGCACCGAAGTTCATGAAGATTATTTTCAACTCTCCTGGTGGCGAATTACCCGCAGCTTTCAGCCTGATTGATGTAATGAAAGGCTCTCGTATACCGATTTACACTTACGGTCTAGGAGAGATATCAAGCTGTGGGCTACTGGCGTTCATCGCTGGTAAAAAAGGTCATCGTTACATAACGGAAAACACAAGTATTCTTAGCCATCAGTTCTCCTCGATCTTCTGGGGAAAAGAACATGAGTTGATGGCTAGATCAAAAGAGATCCACAATATTTCCAGACGATTTATAGATCACTATATAAAGTGCACAGGGTTGAGTGAAAAAGAGGTCAGAAAGTATCTCTTACCTCCAGAAGACGTCTGGCTGAGTGCCCAAGAAGCTGTGAAATATGGAATCGCAGATGAAATTGTTGAATTTTATTAAGGAGAAGATTATGCCAAGACCCAAGGGTTCAAAGAACAAGACTACTGTTAATGAAGTTGTCGAGCCTGTAGAGTTCGATTACGAACGAGACGATGGAATGTTTGATAATTCGTATCAGAATACTGCGTATACAGTTGTAAGGAACGAGCAACCAGCCTGGACTTTATCGACTCAAGATGCTGCGCTGATGGTTCCTCCATCAGAACCGCTACCAAGCCCGATTCTAACATCTCAAGTTCAGCGGTCTGATGCTTTAATCGGACAACCGAAACTTTATCTTGTTGAAGGTGAAGTGCAGATGTCACCACGGGAGTTAGGTAGAGGTTCGGTTGTAGCAAAGCAGTTCCGTCTGGTTCAGGCTACCCACGAAACAGAAGCTGTTGACAAATATTCGAATTACTTTCGGAGTCTGAGCGACGGAGACGCTGTATATACTACTCTTCGCGCGGCTGCTATGGAAACAATCAGCTGATGTTCGTCGAGCTATATACGAAAGAAGATTGTCCATATTGTCAGAGGGCTAAGATTGCTCTATGGGACAAACAAATTCTTTACAGCGAACATAAACTTGGTAGACATTTCTCAAGAGAACAAATCCTAGAAAAGTTCCCGGAAGCTAAGTCTTTTCCAATAATAGTGCTTGACGGTATGTATATTGGGGGTTATACTCAGCTTAGGGAACATCTGAATTCTATAAATGATTCTCAGATTCAATTGAACGGTTAGGAGCTATATTATGTACCAGCGTGACACCTTGCTGAAGGATCTTCGTAGCCAAGTGCTTGAAGTTCATTTCACAAAGGCTAATGGAGAGAATCGCATCATGCGTTGCACTCTTCAGAAACATATGTTACCGGAGAGCTACCAGCGTAGTCTCGAAGAGCAAACTGAAGAGAAGACTTTCCATAAAGAAAATCCCGACGTTATCGCAGTTTGGGATCTGGGCGAGAACGGTTGGCGTTCTTTCCGAATTGATTCTGTTTTTTACTGCGAAGTCAAGGGTGCTTACTAGAAGGAATGAATGGAATGAGTGAACGTTACTGGGGTTATCACGCTATCGTGGATGCCGCTGGTTGTGACATCGAGAAGATGACCAGCTATGACAATATCTACAATTTCAATAAGCAGCTTGTCAATGATATTGACATGGTTGCGTATGGCGAACCACAGATTGTTAAATTCGGTACTGGTAACAAGGAAGGCTACAGCCTTGTTCAGCTGATTGAAACTAGCAATATCTGCGCGCATTTCGCTAATCAGGATCGAGAGATTTACCTCGATGTGTTCAGCTGTAAGACATTCGACGAACGTATCGTAGAAGATTTGATTGTGAAGTATTTTGACGCGAAGTCTCTACGTCGAGCTTTCCTGAAGCGTCAGGCTACTATGGAAACTAACTGATGGTAGTAGGATTCACTTGCGGCGCATTTGACCTACTACATCCCGGTCACGTTCATCTTTTGAATAGTGCCGCGAAACAATGTGACTATTTGGTTGTTGGGTTGCATACTGACCCAACTATTGATCGTCCGGAAAAGAACAAACCCGTGCAGTCTACTTTAGAAAGACACATTCAGCTAGGCGCTCTGAATGCTGTCAACGATATCTTTCCGTATGACACGGAGTTAGATCTAGTGAATTTTTTATCAACCGCGAATATCAATAAAAGATTCATAGGTTCAGATTACGCTTTCAGATCTTACACTGGTATGGAAATTTGTAGAGAACGAAACATAGAGATTATTTTGATTCCGAGATATCACACTTGGAGTAGTTCTGAATTGAGGAGAAGAATTAAAAATGGTTAGAGTTGTTACTGATTTCCCGATTGCTTACGAGAGTCATGATCACATCGTTCCTAATGGCACAAAACAAGATAATACTAAAAATGGCGCATATGTGAGAGAACTTATCCGTAGGTTTGGACCTGATATGCGTTACATGGATCTTGGTTGTGCTGGTGGTGGGTTTGTTTCTCAGTTCTTGAAGAATGATATTCTTGCTGTTGGTATCGAAGGTAGTGATTATGGCAGAAAGAATGAACATGGCGAATGGCCAAAGATTCCGAATAATCTGTTCACTGCTGATATCACCAAACCATTTGAAGTTCTAGACGACGAAGGTAATCGTATCGAGTTTGATGTTATTTCGGCATTCGATGTGCTTGAACACATTCATGAAGCCGACTTGGTTCAAGTACTTACAAACATCAATAATCACCTAAAGCAAGGTGGTATCTTTACTGCTGGTATTGCTACATTCCCAGATGAAGGATATCACGTTACACTAAAGGATGAACCTTGGTGGGATTCTTTACATAATGACCATGGTTTCGCGCGAGTTGATCCGCTTGAAAACTTTGGTCGTATGACATGTATCAATGCGGTGTATCTAAAGAGATGAAACCTGTAGCTATAGTAACTGGTTCGTTTGGTTACATCGGATCAGTTCTTACTAAATTCCTAAAAGAAAATGACTACTACGTTGTCGGAATTGACAACGACCCCGATGCGCTAAAATGTTGGATGACAAACAAGACAAGAACAAAGTATTGTGATGAGTTCCTTGGCGACTGTTTTTCCAGCGCTCCCGCGAGGCAAGTATTCAAAGATTATCCCGAAGCAACTGTCTTTCATCTTGCTGCGAGTAGCTTACTGGGACCTAGCGCGTATTTACCTCTTGAATACTTCGAGAACAACACATCTAAGACTCTCAAACTTCTACAAAATTTGAAGCCTACACATAAACTTATCTTTGCAAGCACAGCAGCGGTTTACGATGAAACTGATAAGGTTGTAACTGAAGCAAGTAGAATCAGCCCCCCGAACAACTATGGTCTTTCGAAGCTCTGGTGTGAGCAGATGATTGATGCTTGCTACGAAGTCAAAAAATTGAGAGTAGCTTCGTTTAGATTCTTCAACGTCATTGGTGCTTATGGCGACGTTGGGCAGCAACCAGATACTCCCCACATCATCAACAAACTTTGTGACAAAGCCATAATGGGCGATACACCGTTTGTTATTCATGGTGACGACTATGACACCAGAGATGGTACTTGTGTTCGAGACTACTTACATGTTGTCGATGTTTGTAGAGCTCTAATCCACGCTGATAAATACCTTAGCGACGACAAGGATCCTTGTTCCTTGAAGTTCAATCTAGGAACCGAAACAGGAACCTCCGTTCTAGATATCGTCGAGATGTTCAACAACCTTTGTAGGAAAGTTGAATACAGAGTCGGTGTTAGGAGAGTAGGCGATCCGCCGTTCCTAGTCGCAAATCCTAACAAATTTATAAGAACAACTGGGTTTCAATACCAGTATAAACACTATGACTTAGACATAATGATCAAATCTGCGTGGGAGTATCGTAATGGCGTTCGAGGAAAATGAAATCTCTACCAAGTCTTTTGGTGGAACTGAAATGGTTAAGCGCGCGATCGCCGCGCGTATGCCAGAGGGTCTAGCTGACGAGTTTCAGATTATCTGCTCTAGAGTTAGAAATATTGAGGAAGACAAGATTAGAGTGTATTGGTTGCACGATCTTCCCCAGGATCCAGAAACCAATCATCTAAAGGATACTGCCAGCCGAGACCGTTTTCATAAGATGGTCTTTTGTGGTCACTGGCAATACAATCAATACCTTAACACTTTGAGTATTCCGTCGAACGATAAGTGCGCAGTTATTGACACTCCGATTGAGCCAATTGAGTATAAGGAAAAGAGCAAGGATGAAGTCAGACTCATCTACACAAGCACTCCTCAAAGAGGATTGGCTCTTCTCGTACCAGTTTTCGTGGAGCTCGCGAAGCACAGAAAAAATATCCATCTCGACGTGTTTTCAAGTTTCTCAATCTACGGATGGGATGGAGCGGACGAACAATTCAAGGAATTATTTGAAACCTGTAAGAATCATCCACAGATCACTTATCATGGGTTCGCTCCTAACGAAGTAGTCAGAGAAGCTCAACAGAAGGCTCACATCTTTGCGTATCCTTCTATTTGGCAAGAATGTAATAGCCGAGCTCTTATTGAATCAATGAGTGCTGGCGCTCTTTGTCTGCACCCTAACCTTGCTGGTCTTTCTGATACTTCCGGTAATCTGACTTCAATGTATCAGTTCGAAGAAAATGCAAATGTTCATGCCAATAAGTTCTATCATCTTCTAGACCAAGCTATCAGCGTTGTTCATGAAGGAAGTACACAGAACTACCTACGTTATGTGAAGTCCTACGCCGACAATCGATTCAACATAAACAAGATCGCTCGTCAGTGGCAGGACATGCTTACTTCTCTAAAGGAACAGTATCCAGTCGGTTCCAGAGGCATCCCTAAGAAGATGTTCAAATATAGCACATGATAGTATCAACAACACCCCTCCGAGTTAGTTTCTTCGGAGGGGGATCAGATATTCCACAGTATTACAATCAATGTGTCACTAAAAATCCTGGGATGGTCATTTCGACTACCATCGATAAGAATATACAGATTGCTCTAAACAAGTGTCAAACTAATCACATTAGAGCTGTCTATTCAGAAATGGAAGTTGTTGACAAGGTTGAACAGTTAAGACACAATCGTATCAGAGAAGCCTTAAAATATTTCAATATCAAAAACAACATCGAGATTTGTAGTTTCTCCGATGTTCCTACAAAGGGTACGGGTCTTGGTTCTTCTTCGACTTTCACCGTAGGGTTGTTGAAAGCGTTGTATGCTCATAAGGTTCTACTTCATAACAAGAGAGATCTTGCGGAGGCTGCTTGTGAGATTGAAATCGATCTCTGCGACGAACCAATTGGCAAGCAAGATCAGTATGCAGCAGCATATGGTGGGTTCAACGTTATCCGGTTCGATTCATCCGGAGTTGAAGTTACTCCGCTTAATATTGGGGCATCAGTTCTTCGTAAGTTGAATGACAACCTTATGTGTTATTCTACAGGCATAAGTAGAAACACCACGGATATCCTTTCTGATCAGGTCAATAACATCAGTAACGATGTTGACGCGTTCGATAATACAACCAGATTGGTATACCTCGCTAAACAGGCACTCGGTTATCTGGTAAAAAACAAGATCGATGACTTCGGAGCTTTGTTAGACGAAGCCTGGAAAACCAAAAAGAAGTTATCAAACAAAATCTCAAACTCTGATATTGATTTCATGTATCAGAGAGGTATAAGTGCTGGTGCGCTCGGTGGTAAGTTACTTGGTGCTGGTGGTGGTGGCTATATGCTATTCTACGTTCCAGAATCTAGTCGAGGATCAGTTTCTCTCGCGATGCGCGAATACAAAAGATTCAATTTCAACTTTACAGATCAGGGAAGCACAGCTGTAACATTATGATATCTGCATCAAATTCTTTTTCCAATTACGCTGTAAAACTTTACGCAGCAGCTATGGCTGTAGATCAACCAAAGATTGATGAAGCATATGCGCTGCTTCTGAGAAATATGGACAACGTAGTAATCTTCGGTAACGGAGGATCTGCCGCTATCGCTGATCATTTCTGTGCTGACTTCGTAAAAGGTGTTCGCTCGGATACTGATCTAAAACCGAAGTGTACGAGCCTTACAAGCAATGGTCCTCTATTGACTGCTCTGGCTAATGATATGAGTTACCTCAATATCTTTCAGGATCAAATCTCTTACCATAGACCGTCCCTCGCTATAGCAGTTTCTTCTAGCGGTAATTCCACGAATATTACGCGTGGGCTACAATTTTCCAACTCTATTGGAGCGAAGACGATCGCTCTCGTGGGGTTTGATGGAGGAAAAGTTTTGGAGGATCACCTGGCGGACGTGGTGATTCATGTTGATGCAAATAACTACGGAATTGTAGAAGACACTCATATGATGATCTTACATTCTCTTGTTCAAAAGATTAGAACAGATCATTCGATTCAGGGAAATAATCTAAAACTCTAAATAGTCCTTGACTAATAAAAAAAAATCAGGTATAATAAGCTTATGGATGCTGCAAATAATATCATCGTGTTTCCTGGAAAGAATGTCCGTGGTCCTCAAACAATTGAGGAAGTCGTGGACAATCTTGATATGGTTCGCCAAGTTTACATTCAGGAAACCCTCGAGCTTGTAGTTCCTAGATTGTTCGAGAGCTTTTCGGTTGCTGGATTTCAACCTGACGAAGATGACGAAGAAAAATATATGAAGCATGGAGCTTTGATTGTAGAAGCTGCCAGGTCTTTTCTTTGTAAAGTTTCTGGTTTGCCTCATCCATTACAGCTGATTGCAGAGAATCTTTTCGATCAAGTCGATGAAGATGGTAATCTAGAAGTTTCAGACAAAGTTAAGATTGTGATCACACCAAAGGAAGGAAAGAGCTAAGGCTCGTATACAATGATTATTCTTGATCTTTCTCAGGTTATGCTTAGCAATATTATGGTTCAACTTGGTAACCATACCAACGCGGAAATTGAGGAAAGTATGGTTCGCCATATGGTCCTAAACTCTATCCGATCTTTCAAGGCTAAGTTCGGAGAAGAATACGGCGAGTTGATTATCGCTTGCGATAACAAAAACTATTGGCGTCGACAGCTGTTCCCATATTACAAAGCGAATCGCAAGAAGAACCGAGAGACTTCCGAGCTTGATTGGAAGGCAATCTTCGATTGTTTGCACAAGATTCGTGAGGAACTCAAGCTCGTTTTTCCCTATCGTGTTATTGATGTTGAAACTGCAGAGGCTGATGATGTCATCGGTACACTTTGTCGCGAATTCGGTGACTATGAGAAGATTCTCATTCTGTCTGGTGACAAAGACTTCGTTCAGCTCCAGCGTTACCTCAACGTTCGTCAGTATAATCCTGTACTGAAGAAGTTCGTCACTCATAACAACCCAGAACAGTTCCTCAAGGAACATATTATCAAGGGTGATGCAGGCGATGGAGTTCCCAACTTCCTCAGCCCTGATAACTGTCTGGTTGTTGGTGAACGTCAGAAACCCATCAGTTCTAAGAAGCTCGAAGTATGGATCAATCAAGAGCCAGAGCGTTTCTGTACGGAGTTGATGCTGCGTAACTACAAGCGCAATGAGCAACTGATTGACCTGACTAAGATTCCCGAACATATCGCTGATAAGATTCTCGAAAGTTATGGGGAACAGCTTGGTAAGAAGCCCAACAAGCTGATGGATTATTTTATTGCTAATCGACTAAAGAATCTCATGGAAAATATCGGAGACTTTGTATGAAACTAGGTGTTGCTGAAATCCTAAAGAAAGCATCAGAAATCACAGACGAAAACCAGCGTATTGACTGGCTCCGTCAAAACAACAGTGTTGCGTTAGAGAGTATGCTTCGTGGAGCATATGATCCTAAGATCGTTTGGTTACTGCCGGAAGGAGCTCCTCCGTACAAGGTAAACGATATTGTTGATCAACAGAACAGGCTATATACTGAGGCTCGTAAGCTGTATCTGTTCATTGAGGGTGGTAATCCCAATCTCAAGCAGCTTCGCCGTGAAGCATTGTTCATTGAGCTACTCGAAACACTCGATCCTGAGGACGCAAAGCTATTGCTTGCTGTCAAAGAAAAACATATTCCATATCCTGGCGTGACGAAAGAAGTTGTCACCAAAGCATTTCCTAATATCCTGTAAGGAGGATCAACATACTACAATGAGTAAGTCTAAGAATAAGAATTTCAGTAGCCGCCGCGACTGGTACGATGACGATGAAGACAGTTACAGCTACCAGGACACCAAGCAGAAACGCAAAGAAAAACGGTTGAAGAATCTTATTCGATCTAAGAATGTTGATCAGATTATGGGAATGGACGATGACGAATACGAAGACTATCGAAGAAATTGAAGAGATGCTCGAAAAGGCAGTTGGTGAGTTCTACGTAGCTCTTCTTTTGCTTCGTAAAGCTGGCGAATATCAAACCGAATACAACGCGATGGGCGTATTGATTAATATGCTACAAGAAGATCGCGAACTACTACGCAAAAAGTACAAGGAAAACATCATTGCCTAGCTACACTTTTAAAAACCTAAATACTGGCGAAGAATGGACTGACATTATGTCCATCAGCGAGAGGGAAGAATTTCTTAAAGAGAATCCACAAATTCAGCAACAACTGACTTCTGCTCCTGCCCTCGGTGACTCAATTCGCCTTGGACTTCGTAAACCTGATAACGGGTTTCGGGACCGCCTCAAAGAAATCAAGAAAGCGCACAGTCGTGGTCTAACGAGGAGCACAGTCAACACTTTTTGAGAGAATAAATGCCAGTATCAAACAATCAAACTAAAAAGCGTTTGTCAAGAAAAGAAAAAAGAACAAAAGATCAAAATTCGGAGGTTGTGAAAGAGAAGTTAAACTTCAATCTTCGCAAAATCAGCCCTCTAACAGATAACCAACGACGCACATTTGATTATTATGATGACAATAAACATCTCGCGCTAATCGGGACAGCTGGCACTGGTAAGTCGTTTTTATCAATCTATCTTGGTATGCAGGACATAATGGAACGTAAAACGCATGAAAAGATGATAATCATCCGTAGTGTTGTTCCTACTAGAGACATGGGCTTTCTACCTGGCTCAAATAAAGAAAAGTCCAAAGTCTACGAGGCACCCTACTACGCAATCTTTGCGGAACTTTTCGGTAGAGGTGATTCATACGAATATCTCAAAAACAAAAACGTTGTTGAATTCATGACGACTTCTTTCGTTCGTGGTATCACGCTCAGTGATTGTATTATCATCGTTGATGAGTTTCAAAACATGACAGCTAACGAGCTGCATTCTGTCTTCACAAGAATCGGTAAGAACTGTAGAGTGGTTTTTGCTGGTGACATCAAGCAGAATGACTTCAGCGGAAAAAGAGAAGAATCTGGTTTCAAAGATTTCTTCAAAGTGCTTGACGAAATGCGAGACTTTAGTATAATAGAGTTTACGAGGGAAGACATCGTTCGTTCTGACCTAGTGAAATCCTATATCATCGCGCGCGAGAAGCTTGAAGAAAAAGGTCTAGTCTCCGCTTTATAATTGAAAGGTTTGTTATGATTGATATTATTGATCGAATCGAAGACGCTCGGATTACAGTGTCGGCTCGAGCAAGAGATGATTCCGATGCGGAAGTCTATGCGGTACTTGTAGAAGCCGCAAGAGAAATCGCGCGTCTTCGGGACAAGTGCGACGAGTTGGACTTACGATTGCCTTCGTCGTATGGATATGACGATTGATGGTGACGAACTGGCAGGCTGATTGTAAAGTGGAAGTCATATACGAACAGACTGGTGCTTCACAATATCCTGGCGGTCAGCAAGCTGGTATTCCAGCGTCTTCGATTAGAGTCACGCACGAGCCTACAGGCATCATGGCTCAGTATGGCGAAGAACGTTCTCAACACAAAAACAAACAAATCGCGATGGAAATGATTGAGTGGGGCTTGATGAAAGCGAAGTTGCTGTGAGATATTATTGTTACAACACTTGGAAGACTGATCCGTCCGTCGATTCATACGTTGAGGTCGTCTCCGAGGAAGAGATTCTCGCTGAATACTATGATCGTTGGTATAACGCAATGGTGTCTAAGTTTGGCAAAGAAGCTGTAGATGCTGGCTATTGTAAAGATGATTGTATTGATGATTGGGTGATTGTGAATTGGGCATGGGAGAGTGTAGACAAATGAAAAATCGTTATCGTATTGTTGCAGATAACTTTAGAGGATATGAAGTTCAAATTTGGCGCTGGTGGTGGCCATTTTGGATAGAATTGAGATATAATACTTTCTGCACTGTAGAAGAAGCCGAAGCTTGGGCAAAAAGTCAAAAACAACCTGTTGTGAAATATCTTGGGACATTGGATGATGAGTGACAATATGACTGTTGGCGTAACAATAACACGAGCAATAGGAACCAAATGTGAGCGTTGTTGGAAGGTTCTGGAAGAAGTGGGGTTCTGTTCTGATCACAAGGATCTTTGTTTTCGTTGTGTTGGTGTAGTAGAACCAAGTCTTTCAATTTATGAATTAGCACCTATGCGATTTGATTGGTTATACAAATCTTATCTTGTGGACGGTTACACAAAAGAGCAAGCAATCCAGAAAGCAGGTCATATGAATAGGATCCATGGTTGATGAGCAAAGATCGAATTGAAGAACTTGCTGTTCAGGCTGCAGAATATTGTAAAACGCAGCCAAGGGAAATAGCTGGAACTATGTGGGAAAGAAAGTTTGCTGAATTGATCATCGCGGAGTGCATGAAGGTTGTTGATGAACAAATCAAAGATCTAATGGAAAATATAGAGATCAATCCAAAGATATGCACTCCCAATTCGTACGAGTATGGTTACCTTTGCTGTGGAATTGATAATTCCTTGGCGATTCATCAACACTTTTATCCTATTAAGGTATGATAATGACAATGCATTGGGACTACTACTTTATGAAAATGGCTGAGTTGGTTGCATCTAAGTCGAAAGACCGATCGACCAAGGTTGGTTGTGTGATTGTTGGTTCAGATAATCAAGACGTCAGATCAACAGGCTACAATGGTTTTTGTAGATATGTTGACGATGACGTTGAAGAGCGGCATGAACGACCAGAGAAGTACCTCTGGACCGAACACGCCGAGCGTAATGCTATCTACAACGCTGCTAGGAACGGAGCACGGACGGATAACTGTATTGCGTATACAACTATGTTCCCCTGCTCCGATTGCGCCAGAGCGTTGATTCAATCGGGTATCGTTAGGGTTGTAACAAGACCAATCAGCCAATCGACCAAGATACCGATTCACAACTACGAGACATCCAAGAAGATGTTGACGGAGGCAGGAATTGAGATCGATATGTTGTGGGAAGATGATAATATTGAAAAGAATGCATTACAAGCTTGGAAGAATCGAGTTCGCCAACTCGATCTTGATGAAGCCGACCTCGATGAAAAGATCGTAGGCGAAGTTTCTTTGTAATGAAAGAATTCTTCCACAATCCGATAAACCTACCTGACCTAGAAACGGTCAGCGTAGATGGAAAGAGACATTACATCACTCCAGGAGGAATGTTTCCTTCAGTAACAACTGTTCTCGGGGAGAAACTTTCCAAGGATGGATTGCAAGCTTGGCGTAATCGAGTTGGTGAAGAAGAAGCCAATAAGATTTCAAACCAGGCTGCAGTTCGTGGAACTGCTATTCATGCTCTCGCTGAAGCTTATCTTATGAATGATAAGAATTGGAAGCGAGGTGCCATGCCAACCAACATTGATACGTTCTCTCGTATCAGACCACATTTAGATCAACACGTCGGAACTATATACGGCGTGGAGGTTCCTCTTTGGTCAGAGAAACTAAAAACTGCTGGGAGAACGGACCTACTCGCGGGCTGGCGCGGGATCAATTCCATCATTGACTTCAAGACTTCTAGAAGGATCAAGACGGAAGATCATATTGAAAGTTATTTCCTACAGGCTACCTGCTACAGCATGATGGCGGAGGAAAGAACTGGTATGAAGATTCCTCAGATCGTTATCATCATAGCGGTCGATCATGAGGAAACGCAGGTGTTCGTTAAAGAACGAGAAGATTACGTTCAAAAAGTTCTTAGAATTTTCGCATAAAAAAAGGAGCCTTTCGGCTCCTTTTTCGTTTTAACTTCGATTCAAACCGAATTGATAATCGTCAAGACAACAAGTTTCGTAAGCTCGTCCTGTAGCTAACTCAAGCTTGAGAGTCGCTATCTCGTTCTGCAACCTTTCAATTAGATATTGAGCATCTTCCAATTCTTCTTTCTTCTCGCAGTATGCCTGCCAGAGAGCAAGATCGGAACTTTCAACAGCCTTCCTTGCGGCTTCTTCATTCTCATTCACGTCAAATCTCCTTGTTCATCTGTAGTGTCGATTTCTATTACGATAATGATTGCTGTATCGATAGCTATAATGATAGCTGTAGTAAGGTCGGTAAACAGGCGCGTCGTAATACGGGCGAGGAGCCGAATATACATATGGTGAATGAACAATGGTAGGTTCATAGGGATAAACAGCACAGCCCGATAAACTAACCAGAGCAACGACAGCCAGAAACTTCTTCATCTCACACCTCTAGAAGCTCTTAGGGATGAAACGAAGGTTCTTCCGATTATAAATCTTCAGATCGCCCTCAAGCGTCTTGACGCAAACTTGTTCACCATCAATAAACTTGACTTGCACAACCTCGCGCCGCACGTCGTCTATACCTCGATCTCCATGATTGAAGGAAGCAATGACCGTATCACCAACGTTAATAAACAAACTCATTTTATCCTCTTGTCCATTCATCTTCATTTTATCCCTGGGTCTTTTCAAACAAAATCTTCTTAGCGCGAGTCAGAGCATTCTCGGTGTCTTTGTTGTGACCGGTCGAAATGAACCCATTTGCTTGATGAGCGCAATCAAGAACCATCAACATATTAACCAGAGCATCGCGCAATTCGTCACGCTCGTCTAACAGAGCCAACATATGGGTTTTCTCGACCATAATAACAGTTGGACCCTGCGAGACGAGAGCACGGAATGTTTCGGTATCAGTAATAGACATTATCCCGCAACACTTTCAAGCTGCACGCAGCCGCCATGCTTCTCTATGGTTTCCAGTATCTTCTCAACGGGAACCCAACCGAAGACGCATTCTTCGTCCGGCTGATCGTCGCCCAGATCTTCCCGCCACTCTCGCAGCTCGGGAACAGGCTTGCTGGGGAACCCTATCTCCATAGAAGTCCAGGGACCGACGTGGTTCTTCGGAGCGCAATAGTGGCGAGCGCTCGCCTGCACAGACAACTTGAGCCCATCGCGACAGACTAGAGGCGGAACCTGTTCGTGGCTCAGGCTGCCTTCTACTGTTTTCTCGCGCATGCGAGTTACGTAAGCTGAAAGAACATCCATTTCTTATCTTCCTTCTCGTTCATCGCCGGGATCGGCATTCCAAAGATATACAGCCATGTAGATAATAGCGGCGAGCAAAAACACCACCACACCCCAAAGAATGTAACTGAGCATTTATTCCTCCAATCCGAGCGAAACGTCGGCTCCTTCTACGTTAATGCACAGTTTATCGAGCTTTTCTTGCACATGTGCGATGTAGTTTAGAACGCCATTTGAAGCTCCAATATAAATCATTGTACGGTACACCTCATCCAAATCGGATTCCATACGACGGATCTTTTCTGCACACGTGGCGCGAAGTGCTTCGCGATCTTGCAAACTATCTACGTTCATTGCGATTTCTCCTCGTCGGGTCGGTTATAGTTTAGCCGACTTTGTGTAATTGCCGTCTTGGCGTATTGAATCAACATACTCGAAAGATAGCTCGGACTAATACCTGCAATGATCAAAAGAACATCGTCGTAGAGTTCAATCAAGTTCATAGCATCACGAATTGTCACACTATCAATGTCACTAACCCGATCATCGAGTTCGTCAAGTCGTTCAATAATGTTCATGTTCCTGCGGACTCCCATTTGTTTTTTGTAACATTTCCTTGATAACAATGGCATTGGCCACCATTTCGATCTCGGATGGTGAGTAAGCACACAATGCCCTGCACTCAATGCCAGATCTCATGGCTGTTTCACATAGATACCAGTCTTGCTCAGCACCCCAAAGATACTGATGTTGCCATTCCAAATCATAACGATCCTTGTATGTTCGACGCATGCGATTGTAATAGTCATTCGCAGTCATGTTAACATCTCCTCACACGCTGGCATTCATAACGCGGATCATATCCTCACGAATGAGCTCTTCGTCCCTATCCGCAGCCCAATTGTGACGTTGTTCATTCGACGTCACTCCATAAAATACGTTGCGATCGTACGTAATATCGGCTACGGTGTCATAGATGTTGAACCAATCCCAATGACGGCGTCGATGCAACAGTTCCATCGTATCAACTAGAGTGGCAGCGCGACCGGCAAAGTCTGCTGCGCCACCGCAAGGATAATAGTTGTCGCCAGTGAAAAGCATGTATCGCATTGTAATTTCTCCTATCAGCGGAAATACGCGTTGGGCATATACTTCGCCATCGCCAACTCTAGATCGTACCGTTCGTCGTCGGTGATAGTATGATTTTGATATGCTTTCACCAGTTCCATATAGTACGCGTAGGTGATTTCGCGTCCAGTGGGTTCAGCCATTTCAATTTCTCCTATCAGAAGAAGATCAGATAGCCGAGGGTAACACCCACAGCCAGACCAACCAGGATATCGCGAATGGTATATTCCATCTTCTCTCTCCTCTTAGCGAATAAACTGACGAATGATCTTCATCTCATCCGCAGTGATGGGACCGTCCCAGTGACCAGCGTACGGAGTGCCAACCTCGGCGACGCGCTCGGCGATCCGCGACAGAGCGTTGGACTTCGCGTCATTTTTCTCTGCCAGGGCGGCAGCTTCAAGACGGGTCACGATCTCATAGATCTTTACGTTCATCGGCTTTTCCTTCATCATCATAATTGCATCTTACCCTATTTTTAAAAATAAGTCAAGCGATTTTTCGGTACCGATCGAAAGAAAATCCACCGCCCAGGGGACGAAACTCGCCGAGGCGTTCGCCCACCGAGGTCATGAGGACCGACTCAAACCCCGCGCGCTCCATATGAGCGATCGCGAGGTCGATGTCATTGAATGCCTTGGTGTAGGCGAAATTCGTAAAGCTCACGAGATACATTTCGTTTCCTTTCATCATCATAATTGCATCTTACGCCATTTTTAAAAATAAGTCAAGCACTTTTTTCGTGTTTTTTGATATTTTTTTTTATTTTTAATGATTTCAACCACTTAACTAAAGCGATTCCGTAAGCCATTGATTCCATTCAAAAAGAAAATGCTTGCTATTTTTTTAAAAAAAAGGCTATTATGATAATATGATGATGAAAGAAAGAAATCCGATGACCCAATATGAACGCGACACCCTGGCTATGATGACTCCCAAGGAACGGTCACTCCTGCTCCGGGTCCTAGCCCATTCCCCTGCACGCGAGGGTGGTATCGTCAGTCTGGTGGCTGAACGTCTGCGCGATATGGTGAATAGCGGTCTTATGGATCGCCTCTACCCTGAGCTCAAAGGCTGAAGCTGCTGATCCGGAAGTTTTTTGATTTTTCTGAAAAAAGTGCTTGACTTATTTCAGAAACTAGGCTAAGATGCTTTTATAAGGTTGAAACAGAAAAGGAAACCTGAACATGGAACTTTTGGTTGTGGATTTCGGTGATTCCTACGAGCGCTCCGTGGTGGGTGTAGCTCGCGATCTGGCTGAGGCTCGGGTGATGGCTCGCGCTTACGTGGTGTCGGTGTGTTGGGGAGGAGTCGTGCAGGAATTCCAGTACTTTGCCGTTCAGCGGCATTTGCTCGGTGCCCTCTCTGAAGGCTACGTCGCCGACGAGGAACTCGATCTTTCTGTCGAGGACTGAAATAGTCCTTGACTTTTTTACCAATCCCGGTATAATCAGTAATGTGATGATGATTGAAAGGGTATGAAAATGAGTGGATTTGAAATCCTGATAAGCGGCTCGCGAGGAGTATATATTCCTCAAAACTTCGCTGAGAGCTATCATATGGATCAATGGGGTGTGTCCGATCACGATCGTGACTGCCTTCTTTCTGGTCCTGATTATACTGAAAACGAGTTCTACTGGGAAGCCTGGGAGAATGTCGTATCTAACGCTTGTTACATCGATAAGAACGGTAATGTCTGGCGTTTGTGGCAGGAAGGTGACTTGTTCTCTTACTGCCTCGAACTTATGACCGACGAAGAATATTGTAATTTCTTCGGTATTGAACGCGAAAACGATTGAAAGGAAACGAAATATGTCTGGTGTTGATATTATTCTGAGCGATAGGCACGGCGTTTATATTCCTCAGACGTTTGCACAAACAAGCTTGGAAGGCAGTAATTCCTGGGAAGGTTATGATCCAGAAGATGTAAAGATTCTTTTACGAGGTCCTGGAAGCTGCGGATACTGGGAAACCTGGCAGAACATCCTAGACAACGCATGTTACGTTGACTCAAAGGGTTTTCGCTGGCAGCTTTATCAAGATGGCGATCTGTTCGTTTATTGCTGGGAACTTATGACTCAGAAAGAGAAAGAAAATCTCTTCAACGAGTCTTTCCCGGAATTGGCTGCAGAAGACCAGAAGGAAGAAGATAGCGAAACTCTTGAGCTTCTTCGTAAGTTAGATGCCAAGCTGGATTTGATTCTGGCGCGGTTCGATGGCGGTTCAATTTGAAAAAGGAAGATAAGATGAAGCAGTTCTATATCGAGCGAGTCACTCAGATCCATGACTCGGACACAGGAAATCATTTTCACGTTGGTCCGGACCGCGATGGTTTGTGCTGCGTTGAGATTCGCGATGTCTCGTCAAAAGGCGAGGTTGAGCAGAGTATTCTTATGAGTAAGGAGCAGGCTATCATGGTGGCTCGTGCCATCCTAGAGATGTATGCCGGCAGCAAGTCCGAGTCCTATTTCGACATCGGTCGGTAAGATTAATCTTTTTTAACAAAAAAACTCCTTGACTTTTTTTCAAAAATGGGCTAATATGAGTTTATAAGGTTGAAACAAAGGAGATAAAGATATGGTCACCAAAGATAGCCTCACTAAGATGATCCAGGCAGCCAACCCCGAGAAGCAAGCCCAGATCGTTGGGCGAGCCTGCCTGGTCCTGTTCAAGCGCCAGACGGAGTCCGAGCGCCAGACGAACTCGACGAACACCGAGAATTCTATCGGGTTCACTGGCTCGGACGCGAAGTGCGGTTCTCTTACCGCTAAGACGTTCTTGAAGCATAAGACGCTGCAGCCCTGGCAGGTGGAGCGTTGGCTCAAGGTTGATTCTCGTGGTACGATGCGCATCGCAAAATACTGGAAACAGCTGGATCAGGCTGCTCGCGAGAAAGCTGCGGCTGCCACGTAATTTTTCTAAAAAAGTGCTTGACTTATTTCAGAAACTAGGCTAAGATGCTTTTATAAGGTTGAAACAGAAAAGGAAACCTGAACAGTGGCTCATGAAATTGAATTCGTTAACGGTAAGGCTCAAATGGCTTACGCTGGGGATCTTCCCTGGCACGGTCTGGGCACTCGCGTCCCTGACGACCTGACTCCCGAGCAGATGCTCGAGGCTGCTGGTCTGAATTGGGAAGTGGAAAAGATTGAAGCTTTCGCCAAGGTTGGTGGCAAGAACGTCTCCGTGGATCGCTCGGCTCTTGTTCGTAAGACCGATAACAAGATCCTTGGTGTGGTCTCCAACGACTGGAATCCGGTGCAGAACTCCGAGGCTTTCGAGTTCTTCAATGACTTCATCGCCGAGGGCGATATGGAGATGCATACTGCTGGCAGCCTGCGCGGTGGTCAGATCGTCTGGGCTCTGGCAAAGCTGAAGGATGGCTTCTCGTTGTTCGGTGGCGATAGCGTTGAGTCCTACCTGCACTTCACGAACTTCCACCAGTATGGTTACAGCACTGACGTTCGGTTCACTCCGATCCGTGTCGTCTGCAATAACACTCTTACGCTGTCGCTGAATACCAAGGTGGAGCGTATGGTGAAGATCTCCCACCGTCGCGAGTTTGATGGTGACAACGTCAAGCTGATGCTGGGCATCGCGGCTGAGAAGCTGGCGAAGTACAAGGAAATGGCTCAGTTCCTGGGTTCGAAGCGTTACACCAACGAGAACGTAGTTGACTACTTCAAGCGCATCTTCCCGGTTGCTGGTGGCGATAACGCCAAGAAGGAGATCAGCAAGAACGCCAACGTTGCTCTCGGCGTGCTTGATACGCAGCCTGGTGCCGAGTTCGCTCGTGGATCCTGGTGGCAGGCATTCAACACCGTGACTTACCTTACGGACCACCTGGCAGGTCGTACTGCTGACACTCGCCTGGCTTCGGCTTGGTATGGTTACAACAAGAACCTGAAGACCAAGGCTCTTGAGACTGCGCTCGAGATGGCGGAAGCCACTTGAGCCAGTGATTACCTTGGGTGAAGAACGAAAATTCTTCACCCATCAGTCCGATGCCAACACCTTTGAAATGGAAGAAACGAAAATGACAACCAATACAATGAAGCCTGTGATTGTTGATGGACAAGTTATTCCGGATTATTTCGTTTGTCGGAACGGAGATATTTGGAGCACTAAGCGAGGTGATTATTTACGTAAACTCGTAGTTAAAGCCTCTGGTAACTGTCCATACCCAAAAGTTGCTCTTAACATAAATGGTAAGAGCCACACAAAAATGGCTCATAGAGTTGTTTGCGAAACATGGCATAAGTTTCCAGTTCCAATTGGAGTGACCAAGTCGGAATGGAAACAGACGCCTGATTCAGTCAAAGCTTTGCTTCGAGGAGGATACCAAGTCAATCATATTGATCACGTTGTTGAGAACTATCATCCTTCGAATCTAGAATGGGTGACAGTTAAACAAAACGCGCAGAAGCGAGAAGAGCATAGGGTTTTGAATCGCCGTTGAAAAATAACTCTTGACTTTTTTTCAAAATAGGGTTATAATACGTTATAAGTTTGTGAAACGCTCGAGAAGGATTGAATCGTATGGCTGTTGCTAAACTCAAATCGTCAAAACCTAAAAAGGTTCGTGCCGGTAAGACGGTGCAGCGCATCGCTGATCTAAAATATATGGGAGATGAGCCAGATGTCAAGGGTAAGATCGTCAACGATATCAATCTGACTCGAGTGTTTAACTGGTATAACTACATGTGCTCGCGCGTGGATGCGCGTGAATACGTCGAGGCGTATCTCAAGGCTAATAAGCGCAATGACGATATCAAGACCCTGAAGCGTGTTCCCGAGACCTGGGTAAACCTACAGGCTGGTTGGCTCGCGCGTATTCTGACGCGTGGTGGTATCCTCAACGATATCTACATGGCGAAGCTCGAGTTGCGTATCAAGGAGATGTTCACTAAGGCAGGCGCTAAGACTGAGACGACTGATGAAGACAAGAAGCCCGAGCTACCGAAGGTAAATATCCAGGACCGTATCAAGGATAAGGTTTCGGAGTTTATCGGCGAGTTCGACGAAGCCATTGACAAGAATGGCTGGACTCTGTCTATGTACGATTGGTTACAGCAGAAACAGATTCCTGCCAACCAGGCTAAGATCGTTGCAGAATTCTTTCGTCCGATCGCTGAGGAGGCTGCGCTGTTGATCAGTCGTAATGCTGACTCTGGGCTGAAAGAAGGCTACGCAAACTTCACCTCAGCGCAGCTGAAGCAGCGCGCAGCGTTCTATGCCAGTATCCTGGCTGATTGCGATCGGCATTCTTCCAACAAAAAGCCTGCGATCCGTAAGAAGAAGGTTATCACTCCGGATAAGAAGCTGAAGGGTTTTAAGTTTCAGCAAGAGAGCAAGGATTTCAAGGTGGTTTCTATCAACCCAGAAAAGGTTCTGGGTGCTGAGGAGCTCGTTACGTTCAATACCCGATACAAGACGCTTACGCACTTCGTAGCCGTAGGGAAGTCGGGTCTAGACGTCAAGGGTGCTACGATCCTGAATTACGATGAGGAAAAGAGCAAAACCTATCGCATCGGTCGCAAGACTGAGGAGCATATTGAAATCGCTCTGCGTGGTGGTAAAAGAGCTTTCGGTAAGATGATAGCCTCGCTCAAGACCTGCGTGCTACAGCATCGAGTTAACGAAAACACCATTCTGTTGAAGGTATAAATAAATGACAAGCTACGATTTCACGATTATCGATGGACATCGAGTCCGAGT